CTAACCAAGTCCACGTTGGTGCAATAGATAGATACTGTACTAATGGTCAAATATCAGGAGAGTATGATACAATACGTAAGAAGAATACATCAGGCTTTAACATAGAAACTTTTATATGGGAACTAAAAAACTCTAAGAGTACCTTTGATGCTAGACAGAAGTATCTACAGTCAATGGCTGATACACCTCTTAACGTAGATGGTAAGACTTTACTTGAGAAGATAATCAAGTCAGAGAATCTAGCTAAGAAGATGTATGAGTTAACCTGTGTAGAAATATCTAAGCGAGGTAAAAATGTGTTCGCTTTATACTCTGCCTTCACAAACTATGCATCTTACGCAGACGAGAGAAATGGGTTTGCCTTACGAAATACAGGTAAGGATACTGTTGCACAATCTATGTGGGCAAGAGAGCAGAAGGTATCACAATGGGTGTCATCTCCTGAGTTCAAGTCATTGATGGCTGCCTAAAATGAAAATAAAAACTCTCATGCAGGATTATTATTTATCCTTTGAATACAATAACTTACGAGCAGAAACTAAAGCACAATATAAGTATTTCTTAGATGTGTTTTCTAATACTACTGTTCAAAAAAATCAAAAGCTAGGCAGTCTCGTACTGTCTAGTTTAACTACCAAGATGGCTAAGTTAGCCTATAATGTTTGGTGTGATAGAGGTGTGTCTATGGCTAATCATATTATGTCTGTAGCTAGAGTATTATTAAATTATGGCATAAATATGGAACATTGTGGCACGAATCCCTTTAGTAATATAAAGAAACGTGTGTCTAATAATCGTAAGGTTGTTTGGTCTAAGAAAGACGTTATCAGGTTTCTTGATACTGCTTACTCTGACTTCAAGACACGAAGTATTGGATTGATTGCACACATGGCATACGAATGGTGTCAAAGAATTGGCGATATGAGATTGCTTGAGTGGGATTCTATAGATTTAGATGAAAATAAAATGTATTTACTACAATCAAAACGTAGAGCAGAAGTATTTTTACCTATATCAAATGAGTTAGCAGAGATGCTACATCAGCAGAAAGATGACTATGGGTTTCAAAAGTATGTAGTACCTCGCCCACGAGCATACAGAGGGTCTTACGTGCCTTATTCACTTACCAAGCTACCCTTAGTGGCTAGAAAGGTAATGGACTCTGCTGGACTATCTAAGGAGCTTCGCCTTTCTGATTTACGTAGAACAGGCACAGTTGAAATGGTAGATGCAGGTGTATCTATGGGTAATATAATGTCCGTAACAGGTCATGCTAACCCACAATCTGTTAAACCGTACATGAAAAACACCTTCACGAGTGCTAATTTAGCATTGCAAACTCGCAGGGGGTTGACAGAAAATAAAACGCATGGTACAAGCATGTTATATGCCGACAAAAAGGAGTAATATAATATTATGATTAATATATATGAATATGTAATACATTTAAATGTAGAGAGTGGAGAGACTAAAAGATTAAATTGTCCTCAATGTAATTCTTACAAAACATTTTCTGTAACAAATAATATGGGTTCACTCCTTTGGAACTGTTATAAAGCAGGTTGTAGTACGAAAGGTAGTTCTCGTGTTCGCCTAACTGTTGACGAGATACGTTCTATACAGAAGAAACAAGAAAAGAATGATGATAGTAGGTATGAGATGCCTGATTACATCGTGTCACATGGTTACAGAAAAGAAGTTATGAATTTTTGTGAACTATGGGATTTAGAAATAGATGAAGTAGATTTATTATATGATGTAAAAGAAAGTAGAGTGGTCTTTCCTATAAAGAAAGATGGAAAGATTGTTGATGCTACAGGAAGGTCAATCTATAATAAGTTACCTAAATGGAAACGTTATGGTAATTCGGACTTGCCTTACTCATTTGGTTGTGGTAGTGTCGCAGTTGTAGTAGAGGATTGTGTGAGTGCAGTCGTTGTTGGAAGTGATGTATATGCTGGGGTAGCTGTGTTGGGTACATCATTATCAGAATCACACAAACGATTCCTTTCACAATTTTCTACTGCAATAATAGCTTTAGACCCTGATGCATTACCTAAGACCCTAGCTTTTGCAAAAGATTTAAGAACATATGTAAAAGATGTAAAAATATTAAAGCTTAAAGATGATATAAAATATAGATTAAAGGAAGATGAAGATAATTTGAAACTATTAACCCCAAAGGAGACACAGAAATGGAATTAGCATTAGTACGAAGTCTCATGGATAAGACATTCTATGATGACCACAGAGGAGCTAGATGTCCTGACAGATTGTTTAGTAAGGATACTAGAAAGATTAAACAGGCTATTGATACTGCTATGAGTAGGTATGAACGTACTGTTACACCTGATGAGATTGAAGCATTGTTTATGTCTAACAATCCATCAATGACTACTGCACAGAAACAAGCCTATAGTTCATTGTTTAGACAGATTAAGAATGAGCAACCTATGGGAGCAGACATAGCACAAGAAGTATTATCAAAGTTATTTCAACAAATCGTTGGTGAAGATATAGCCAACATAGGATTTGATTATGTTAATGGTTCTCATTCAAGCTTAGAACCTATAAGACATATACTTGAGATGTACGGAGATGATTTTACACCTAACCTTAACGTGGAGTGGGATGACATGGATATAGAAACTTTATTAGCTAAGAATGATTTAGAAGCAAGATGGACATTCAACGTTCCATCTTTAACAAGGCAAGTTGAGGGCATTAATGCAGGACACTTGATTGAGATAGGAGCAAGACCTAATACAGGTAAGACTTCTTTCCATGCGAGTTTGTTAGCAGGACCAGATGGTTTGGCAAAGCAAGGTGCAAATTGCATTATCTTATGTAATGAAGAAGGTAGTCACAGAGTTGGTGCAAGATACTTGACTGCATCTACAGGTATGACAATGCGAGAGATAAAAGAAAACCCTACTAAGGCTCGTGATTTGTATGAACCAATCAAAAAGAATATAAAGATTAAGGATGCTACAGGTCGTGACATGGCTTGGGTTGAGAGTGTGTGTAAAGCATACAAACCTGACATAGTTATATTAGACATGGGAGATAAGTTTGCTCGTACAGCAGGATTTGCTAGAGCAGATGAAGCACTCAAAGCTAATGCTATACATGCTCGTATGATTGCTAAAGAACATCAATGTGCTATGTTTTATATGTCACAGTTATCTGCTGATGCAGAGGGTAAGGTGTTACTAAATCAAAGTATGATGGAAGGTAGTCGTACAGGTAAAGCTGCTGAAGCTGACCTTATGATTCTTATAGCTAAGAACCCACCACGACAAGATGAGACAGAAGAAGATTTACAAAGACATCTTAATGTGGTAAAGAATAAACTTACAGGATGGCATGGTGTTGTTCATTGTAATTTAAATTATCAAGTGGGGAGATACGAGGTATGACACAAGTACCAATTCATAAAATGAAAATGATGTATCTGAATAGAGAAGATGCAAAAAAGTTAAACTTACCTCTGATACCTAGTTATGTAAGAGAAGATGGTTATACATTTAGATATTATTATACAAGGGGTGATAAGATATATGAAATGTGGAACTCACCACAGACTCTAGCTAAAGTAGCTATTAGGAAAAGCAATGACAAAAAACAGCATAGTAAAAAGATTAAAAAATTTATTAAAAGAGTAAAGTTGTTTTTGGGTTGCATCATTTGTGGCTATAAAAAATGTAATGAAGCTTTACATTTTGACCATGTTGATATACATAATAAGATTATGGATATTAGTAGAATGAGTGGTTATAGTTTTAAAACATTAAAAAATGAAATGAGAAAATGTAGAGTTTTGTGTGCTAATTGTCATGCTGAACATACGCAAGTACAAAGAGAAGGAGGATTATTTAATAATGAAGTTAACAGTTGATGTAGAAAATACCGTTACTCATCGTGGTGGTAAGATGCATCTTGACCCATTTGAATCTACGAACAAACTTGTCATGGTAGGTTGTCTAACAGATACAGGAAAAGAGTATTTGTTTCGTGATGACTTTACAGGTGTGCAAGAGTTAATAGATGAAGCTACTATATTGATTGGACATAATATTGTTCACGATTTAATGTGGTTATGGGAATGTGGATTTAAATATGATGGTGCAGTCTTTGATACTATGTTGGGAGAATACGTATTACAACGTGGTAACAAACAACCACTATCACTTGAAGCATGTGCTGAAAGATATGAGTTAGAGACACAAAAACAAGATACACTAAAAGAATATTTTAAGAAGGGTGTAGGTGTAGACGAGATACCTGCTGATGAACTATCTAGTTATTTATCTGCTGATTTACATGCAACACAACAATTATCTGATGAGATATATAAGAAGTTGAACACTATCGAATATGCATCTCTTATGGATACTGTTGTACTAACGAACCAAGTTGCAGTTACATTAGGTAAGATATATAGAAGAGGTTTTAAGGTAGATGTCTCTAAATTAGATGAGGTTAGAGTCGAGTTTGAGAAAGAAAAACAGAACATTGAACACAGACTTAATCAACAAGTACGGAATCTAATGGGCGATACACCTATTAATTTAAACAGTCCTGAACAGATGTCTTGGGTTATATATAGTAAGAAGCCTATAGACAAAGCTATGTGGGCAAATAACTTCCACCCTTACATGGGAACTAATGAGTATAAAGATAAAGTTAGAGAATACTCTAATACTATGTTTAAAACACAAGCAGTAAAGTGTGATGTGTGTAGGGGAGAAGGTTACATAAGAAAGGTAAAAAAAGATGGCAATTTATACTCTAAACCAAGCAGGTGTAGTGCTTGTAATACTAGTGGTTACTTATTTAATGATACAGGATTGGTAGCAGGATTAAAGTTCTCTGCACCCAATGGTAAATGGATAAGTGCCAATGGTTTTACAACAAACAAAGCATACTTAGATATATTACGTAATGTAGCTAAGAAAAATAACTTAACGGATGCAGTACAGTTTTTAACTGACTTACAGAGGTTGTCTGCATTAGATACATATTTATCATCTTTTGTTGAGGGTATCAGCACTCATGTTAAATCTGATGGCAAGCTTCATGTGAGATTATTACAACACAGAACTTCAACAGGTAGATTTAGTGGTGCTGACCCTAACATGCAGAACATGCCTAGAGGTGGCACGTTTCCTGTTAAGAAGGTATTTATATCACGTTGGGCAGGTGGCAAGATACTTGAAGCAGACTTTGCACAGTTAGAGTTTCGAGCTGCGGCATATTTATCACAAGACGAAACAGCAATAAAGGAGATTAAAAATGGTTTTGATGTTCACAGTTATACTGCTAACGTTATTAATAATGCTGGCGAAAAGATGTCTCGACAAGAAGCCAAGGCTCACACCTTTGCACCCCTCTATGGAGCAACAGGGTTTGGAAGGACACCTTCTCAGGCTACATATTATAAACACTTCACGGAGAAATACAAAGGAGTCGCATTATGGCACTCCAAGTTGGCTAAAGAAGCTTTAGAAACTAATATGATTACGACACCATCAGGCAGACAGTTTTCTTTTCCTGATGTAGAACGAAGAAGTAATGGTAGTGTGTCCTACTTTACTCAAATAAAAAACTACCCTGTTCAATCTTTTGCTACTGCTGACATAGTTCCGTTAGTTTTAATGGAGATTGATAAAGCACTTGACAGGTATAATTCATGTGTGGTAAATACTGTACACGACTCTATAGTGATAGATATTCACCCACAGGAAACGGAAGACGTATTGAATATTATTCGCAATATAAATAAGACATTGATTAATTTGATAAATAATACTTTTAGAATAGATTTTAATGTACCTTTATTATTAGAAGCGAAAATAGGAGATAATTGGCTTGACACTAAAGATGTGTCGTGATATAACTAGGACTCTTTTGAAAGGAGAAAATAAATATGAATGAAGTAGTAACTATAAATACGGATAATTATGCAACTATGGCTAAAGCTATGGGAGTGCCTACAATGTCCACTGATAAAAAGACCAATGTGTTAAATAGATTTAGACTTTGGCACAATCCTACTATGGGTAAAGATACTAATAGTCAGGGTAAAGAAATAATCACTGAAGTAGTTGAAGGTGGTTCATATCGACTTGAAGAAGTTGGAGACCCATCAAAGTTTTTCTTTGCTAAGAAG